TGATTTTTCTGAGCAGAAAGAGTTTACTTTGCACAAGGCCCATGTTATAGTTACATCTAAGCCTGTGCAGGAGTTTATCAATCAGTATAACTCCATGTTTGGTGGCATCATTGCCCCTCCTTCCTCTAAACTAATCGTGTGATGAAAACATTCTACACTAACGTTCAAGTTTACGGTTCAAGGATTCTTTATCGTGGTGTTGATCAGGGGCGGAGAGTAAATCTCCGCTCTGATTATTTCCCGACACTCTTTGTACCTTCTAATAAACCAACACAGTTCAAAACTGTCAAGGGTGAGTATGTTGGCGAAATCAAGCCAGGTAACATCCGTGATTGTCGCGACTTTGTAAAGCAATATGATGAAGTGCAAGGCTTCAAGATTTATGGCAATCAGAAGTATGAGTATGCCTTTATTGCAGATCGGTTTCCAAATGAAGTAGATTGGGATCTAGACTATCTTCGTATTTGTAATATCGACATCGAAGTGGGTAGTGAGAACGGCTTCCCTGAACCAGATGATGCAAACGAACCTATCACGGCCATCACATACAAGATGGGTGATAAGTTCGTTGTTTTCGGCTGCGGTGAGTTCAAGAACAACCGCGATGATGTTCAGTATATCAAGTGTCGTGATGAGATCGACCTGATCAAGCGTTTTATTGATGAATGGTCTGGTGATTATCCGGATATCATTACAGGCTGGAACATCAAGCTCTTCGATATTCCCTACATTGTCAATCGTGTCACAAAACTTCTTGGTGAAGATTATGCCAAGAGGCTTTCGCCGTGGGGTGTATTGAACCAACGTGAAATCAACTTTGGTCCTGGTCGACAGTTCAAGACCTATGTTATGCTAGGCATTTCATCTCTCGACTATATTGACCTGTATCAGCGTTATGCTCCTGAAGGTAAGTCTCAGGAGTCCTACAAGCTCGACAACATCGCTCACGTTGAACTTGGTGAGTTTAAACTATCCTATGAAGAGTATGGTAATCTACACACACTTTACAAAGACAACTATCAACTCTTCATAGAATATAACATCAAAGACGTTGAACTCATCGACCGTCTAGATGATAAGTTGAAGTTGATTGAATTGGCTCTTACTCTCGCTTATGATAGTAAGACCAACTATGATGATGTGTTCGCACAAGTTCGCATGTGGGATGCTCTCATCTATAATCATCTTCGTGAGAAGAACATGGTTCTTCCACCAATCACAAAGCATAGTAAAGATGCGGCCTATGTTGGTGCATATGTCAAAGAACCAAAGCCTGGTCTCTATAACTGGGTGGCTTCATTTGACTTGAACTCTCTGTATCCGCATCTCATCATGCAGTATAACATTTCACCTGAAACATTCTTGGAGCCTGAAAATTATGAAAATGTTCATCGCAATATTCTCGTTCGTGGTGTTGATGTTGATAGGCTTCTTGGCGAGTCTGTCATTACAGATGGGTTGGTTCACCATACCCTGACACCAAATGGTCAGTTCTTTGATACTCGTAAGCAAGGTTTTCTACCTGAGATGATGGAGACAATGTATAATGACCGCTCAAAGTATAAAAAGAAAGCCATTGAAGCTAAGAAAGAACTTGAACTCGAAAAAGATCCGTCTAAGAGATTCGAGATTGAGAAGAGGATTGCGAGATATAATAACTTGCAACTCGCTAAGAAAGTATGTCTTAACTCAGCCTATGGTGCGTTGGGTAACGAATACTTCCGATTCTTTGATATTCGTCAAGCGTCTGCCATCACAACGTCAGGTCAATTATCTATTCGATGGATTGAAAAAAAGATAAACGAGTATATGAACCGTGTATTGAAAACGGAGAACGAAGACTATGTTATTGCAAGCGATACAGATTCGATTTACCTTACTCTTGATAGATTGGTCAGCAAGACTATTAGAGAAGAGAATCCAGATGCTACAGCAGAGCAAATTATCACCTTCATGGATCGTATCTGTGAGGCTAAAATTCAACCGTTCATTGACAAATCTTATGGTGAGCTTGCTGGATATGTCCATGCCTTCGACCAAAAAATGATGATGAAGCGTGAGGCTCTGGCTGATAAGGGTATCTGGACAGCCAAGAAGCGTTACATTCTCCGTGTTCATAACAATGAAGGTGTGCAGTATGCAAAGCCTAAATTGAAAGTGATGGGTCTTGAAATGATCAAGTCATCTACTCCTTCAGCTTGTAAAGAGAAGTTGTGGGAAGCCATCGACATTATCTTCAACAAAGATGAGCAGGCCGTCATTGACTTTATCGAAAAGTTCCGCAAAGACTTTCGTAGTCTTGAGCCTGTTGAGATCGCCTTCCCTCGCGGTGTGAATGGTCTTGTCAAGTATAAAGGTAAGAACGGTGCTATCTATGACAAAGGTACACCAATTCATGTTCGCGGTTCTTTGATCTATAACAATCTCATCACAAAGATGAAGTTGCAAAAGAAGTATGAAATGATCAAAGAAGGCGAGAAGATCAAGTTCATCTATCTCAAAGAACCAAACACCATTCAGAGTGACATCATTTCTTTTTCAAATATAATTCCAGAAGAGCTTGACATAAAGAAGTTTATCGACTATGATACACAGTATGAGAAGTCATTTGTAGAACCATTGAAGATCATACTAGATAGTATTGGTTGGAAAACTGAACATGTCAGCAGTTTGGAGGCATTCTTTACATGAGTGAGAAGTTTTGTGAAAGGCCGTGGGGAACTTGGGAAGTCATTGATCAAGGTCCATGGTACAAAGTAAAAAGACTTACCGTTGAATCAAATAAGTCTATCTCATTACAATATCACATACATAGGAGTGAGACTTGGGCCATCACTCAAGGTCGCGGTGAAGTGCGACTAGATGGCGATACGTTTCAGGTTAAACAAGGTGATACCTTTGTAGTACCAATTGGTGCGGTACATAAAATCACCAACATTTCAAATATCCCGCTAATCATAATCGAAGTTCAATGTGGTGAGATCACCGATGAGAACGATATTGTAAGGCTGGGTAAATAAGGAGAAACTTATGGATATTTTTGCATCACTTATCAAGGAGACCGGCAATGAATATGCGAGCATTGTTGAAGAAGGGATTGAAGCTGGGGATGTTTCTAGTTTTATTGGAACTGGCAGCTATAGTCTTAATGCTCTACTTTCTGGGTCCATTTTTGGAGGGCTTCCTGGGAATAAAGTTACCGCTCTAGCAGGTGAACCTTCTACAGGTAAGACTTTCTATGCAATCAACATTTGTCGCCAATTTCTACAAGACAATCCAACAGGCTTCATCTTTTACTTTGAATCAGAGTCGGCTATCTCAAAGAAGATGCTTGAAGACCGTGGTGTGGATGTAAAGCGTATTGCTATTATGCCTGTGGCCACTATTCAAGAGTTTCGCACACAGGCTGTAAAGATACTCGACAAGTATCTTGAACAAAAAGAACGTGCGCCAATGATGTTCGTTCTTGACTCACTTGGCAACCTTTCAACCGAAAAAGAAATGCAAGATATTGCGGATGGTAAAGACACCCGTGATATGACTCGCGCACAACTTATTCGTGGTGCTTTCCGCGTTCTTACATTGAAACTCGGGAAGGCTAATGTGCCGCTAATTGTTACTAACCATGTTTACGATGTTGTTGGCTCTTATGTGCCAATGAAGAAGATGGGCGGCGGTTCAGGTCTGGAGTACGCCGCCTCATCTATCATTTTCTTATCTAAGAAGAAAGACAAAGATAAAGATGGTGAAGTATCTGGTGCTATCGTAAAGGCCGTTCTCAAGAAGGCTCGTTTGACGATTGAGAACAAGCAAGTTGAAACTCTCCTCAACTATGCACATGGTCTTGATCCATATTATGGTCTGCTTGATCTGGCTGAGAAGTTTGGTATCTTCAAGAAGGTATCAACTCGTTATGAATTGCCAGATGGATCAAAGGTATTCGAGTCAGCCATTCTCAAAGATCCTGAAAAGTATTTCACACAAGAAGTTCTTGAACAGATTGATGAAGGATGTAAGCAAGAGTTCCTCTACGGTACTACTAGTGCAACAAACGTGGAGAGTGAAGATGATTGAGAATGGTGATTTCCGCTTTCGTGATGATCTGGTAAAACCAGAAGAAGTTCAAACGGTACCAATTGAAGTCTTGACAGGACCTTATAAAAATGTTATATATCGTTATGTCAAAGTTGGTGTCAAAGAGAAAGATGATGGTGAGGCTGTTCTTCAGTTCCTCTATGATCTGCTTGAGACTGGTGACTTCTC